GGGTTCCGGTGTCGCTCATCGCTGGACCTCCTGGAGGGCCTGGGCGACGGGGATGGGATCGTAGTTGGAAGTGTCGGGGTTGAAGCGGTAGGCGTTGCCGGCAGCGTCCAGGTTGAGGTAGGCGCGGGTGTCGCGGTTTTTGTAGAGGAAGACGCCCACGACGGTGCCCATGAACATGAAGTCTTCACACCCCAGCGACGTGGACCTCTGTCGCCGGGGACCCCGTCGGCGCACCTGGTGGGGGGGGAGCAGCTTCTCCAGGGGTGTCCAGTTGGGTGCGACGGCGGTGCGGAACGCGTCGATGAGCTGGGCTGCGTTATTCTTGGGCTGCGCGGATCGAGCAACACTTTCGCGAGTGTGCATGATTGGCTTCTCCAGGGGAGCCGGTGGTGCGGCTGGATCCGCGTATACCTTCGTTCGCGCGAAGGAGGCGGATGGGTGGACTTTCTGCTCAGCGCTTTTTGCGTGCTGGCTTGGCGACGGCGGCTGCGAGCGTTTCGAGGATCAGTGCGCGCATAGTGACGCCGGTTTCGGCGGCGTGGACCTTGAGTTCATAGTGCAGCTCGTCGGAGACGTTTTTGAGTACGATGCTTGCCATGTAACAAAGACTATACATACTGTATGTGCAGTGTCAAGCCTAAAATGAGCCGGGACGGAAGTCTACTCCGCGCGGGGTGTGACTTCCTATCGACCGAAAGGCGTAGGGAGATTTGCGCGGCGAACGCATCCAAGCGGCGCACAATGAAGCCATGCGCTGGGTGGCGCACTCTTCATAGGCGTGGTCAGAGATGGCGACGCCAAGCAGCTTGCGTGGGGTCACGGCCGACCAGATGTCGAGCGGGCCTAATCTCGCACATCTCCTGGCCCCAGGCAGGCTGCGAAGCACTTCCTCATAAAAACATACCGGTTTGCAGACGGGGTCCATGGGCCAGGTACGGGTTTTGGTGGCAGTAAACGAGTTTGGCCGGCGGATCGGCGAAACGCACCACAACGCGCTGATCTCGGACGCCATGGTCGACCAGATACGGGAACGGCATGAAGACCACCGCCGCGGCTACCTCGAGATCTCGCAGGAGTTCGATATCGCGCTGACCACGGTGCGGAAGATCTGCACCTACGAGCGGCGGGCGCAGACGCCGGAGCGGTGGAAGACGATCCGGACGCCGAAGGATACCCGTAACCGCTGAAGCTTCGAAGATCATGGGGCATGCAGAGGTAACAAAATGCGGAATCGATACGGTTTTTGATTGTGGAACACCTTTCAAACGACCAGCTGCACGCGCTTTTGAGCCACGCCAAGGCCTCTCGCACTCGCGACTGGCTGATGATCCTGGTCGGCTATTGGCACGGCCTGCGCGCGAGCGAAGTTGTTGGCATCACAGCCGGTTCGATCGCCGACGGGCACCTGACGGTGGCACGGCTGAAGGGCTCAATGAAGACGGTCCAGCCGCTGGTCGGGCACGCCGATCCGCTGCTCGATGAGGCTGGCGCGCTGTTTGATTACACCCTCGGGATGCACTCCAATCAAAAAATCTTCCCGGTTTCGCGGGTGCAGTTCTACCGGCTTTTTCATCGCTACGCGATCGCCGCGGGGATCGCGAAACGCAACGCGCATCCGCACATTTTGAAGCACTCGATCGCGATGCAAAGTATTGGCAGCGCTGGGATTGAGAACGTGCGCCAGTACCTCGGGCACAAGTCGCTCAGCTCCACCGGCGCGTACCTGATCGTCGACGATCTGACCGCCTCCGCGCGGGTGACCGCGGCCGCCGGCGCGACTGAAACCGTTTGATTGATTGATTTCCAGGAGTTGATTTCATGGCAGGACGCGGCGGAGCACGAACGGGAGCGGGGCGAAAGGCGAAGCCGACGCTGCCGGCTGCGGTGTCGAAGGGCGTGGCGGACGAGATCTTGCGCTTCCTGGCGCTGGAGAAGACGAAACACCCGAAGGCCTGCAGGTGCCTGTTGTGCCGCTGGCGCACGCTGTCCGACGCCGAGGATCTCCGGCTGCGCTTCCACGTAGAGAAGTCGCTACTGGACCGCACCCTGGGGCTGCCGGCGCAAACGGTGCTCAACAGGCTGTCGGGCAAGGTGACGCTGGAGCGGCTGATCTGCGGCGGAGGGGAAGAGGAGTAGTCGATGGTTCGAAGTGTGAAGATCAAACTGTTTCAACCGGGCAATAAGAAGTTTGTGGCCAGGCGGTGGGCCGCGGGGGCGGGGAAGTACTTCACCGAGGCGAACATCACGGCGATCCTCACCGAGTTCGCGGAGAAGGTCGAGAAGGCCATGCCTGACCGGTATCGCATGGTGCAGATCGGGCCGGGCGAGTTCAACTTCGTGCGGATCGCGCTGCCCGAGTGCGTGGCGCCGCTCATATCTCCGGAGCAGGTCGCGGCGGTCAAGGCGCAGCTCGAAGCGCAATGAGGTTCGGATCTGTGGGCTGCGGCAAGCAGGGCGTGCAGTGTGAGTTCTGCTGGCGCCGCGCCACGGCATATATCCGCGCGAATCGGGTCGGCGCGTTTCGTAGGGTCTGTGCGCTCTGTTACGGGCTGGTCAAGATACAGCACTTCAATCCATGGCCGCGAGCCGACAAACGCCGCGATCACCAAAGGGCAAGATGACCGAGGCCCAGCAAGCTCGCGCGAAGATCCAGGAGTGGCGGCTGGATCCGGTGAAGTTCGTGCGCGAGTGCCTGCACGCCGAGCCGGACGCGTGGCAGCTGGACGTGCTGGCGCTAATGGGCAGGCCTGGGCGCAAGCGCATCGCCATGAAGGCCTGCGCGGGGCCCGGCAAGACGGCTGTGCTGGCGTGGGCCGGCTGGCATCGCCTAGCATGCTTCGCTTCGCCCAACGAGCACCCCAAGGGCGCGGCTATCTCGATCACCGGCGACAACCTGCGCGACAACCTATGGTCGGAGCTGGCGCGCTGGCAGAATGAGTCTCCGTTCCTGCTGGATGCGTTCCAGTGGAACGCGCAGCGCATCACGGCCAGAGACCACGCCGAGACCTGGTTCCTGGCGGCGAAGAGCTGGGCTAAGACGTCGGACGTGGAAGCGATCGGCCGGACGCTGTCGGGCCAGCACTCGCGCTACCCGTTCTATCTGATCGATGAATCGGGCGACATTCCGCCCAACATGGTGAAGTCGGCCGAGCAGGGCCTGACCAGCTGCGAAGACGGCCTGATCATCACCGCCGGCAACACCACCTCGCAGACCGGCCTGCTGTACGACGTGACCACGCGCGGGCGCAGCCAGAGCGATGACCAGGGGAACCCGCTGTGGGAAGTCATTTCGATCACCGCAGATCCGGATGATCCGAAGCGCACGCCGCGGGTCGACATTGAGTGGGCGCGCCAGCAGATTGCGCTTTACGGCCGCGACAATCCCTGGGTGATGGCCTACATCCTCGGGCTATTCCCGCCGGGCTCGATCAACCAGCTGCTGTCGTCGGACGATGTCGAGCGCGCGATGAACCTGCACCCGCGGCCGGAGACCTACAGCTGGGCGCAGAAGCGGCTGGGCACCGACGTGGCCAGGTTCGGCGACGATCGCACGGTGACCTTCCCACGCCAGGGCATCGCGTCGTTTACGCCGAAGATCATGCGCCACGCGCGCGACTCCGCGGTGTCGGTGAACATAGCCGGCAGCGTGATGGCCAAGAAGATCGATTGGGCGGAGACCACCGCATTCGGCGAGGAGGAGATCCTGTGCTTCTTCGACGACACGGTGGGCTGGGCCCACGGCGCCGTCGACGTGATGCGAGCTGCAGGCCACAACGTCTACGCGATCCAGTTCAACGGGCCGGCGAACGATCCGCGCTACTTCAACCTGAGGGCGGAGATGTGGATGAAGATGGCGGATTGGGTGAAGGCCGGTGGATCGCTGCCCGAGATCCCCGAGCTGGTGCACGAGCTGTGCAGCCCCACCTACTTCTTCCACAACGGCAAATTCCAGATCGAGAGTAAGGACCAGATCAAGAAACGCCTGGGGCGGTCTCCGGATCTCGCGGACGCGCTGGCGCTGACATTCGCGATCCCGGACATGCCGGGCGGCATGACCACGCTGCCAGGCATGGGCGCGCGAGCGCAGCCGAAGGAATACGACCCTTACTCAAGGATCTAGGCTGGCTCGGGCGTCTTGGCTGCCTGCATCGCGGCCTGGCCAACCTGGTACGGCATCCACTCGCAGAAGGGGAACGTTGGGCGATCGCCTTCACCCTGGTACAGGCACACGCTCAGCTTGGGGGATAGTACGCCGTTGGCGTCGAACGTG